GGAAATGTTCCTTTCGTTGTTCCTGCTAAGTCTATGGTAAGATTAGCCGGTAAAGCTTTGTCTACTGCTGTAGCTGCTACTTGTGGGTTCAGTATGTCGGTACAAGGTTCTAGTGGTGGTACTACCGTAACAGAAAGTTAAACCCTAAGAGGAGCTTGAGGTAAGACTTAGGCTCCTCTGTTTTTTTTTATAATTTGGAGAGACAATGACTGATACAAGTAGAACCGTAAGCGACTTAGTTACTAACTTGTTTCAAGACAGTCAAGCTGCTGGTTCTATTACTCCTCAAGACCTGCGCGACTTAATTGAAACTTGCCAAACGAAACAGGGAAGTATGTATGTATCTTCTGCTGGCAGTACTACCATAAGTGTAGCTGGAACTTATGTAGAAGGTGTAGCAGGAACATGGACTCTTAGCACTGCACCTACAGCTAATGAGTTTGATGAAAACACCGATGGTAGACTTAGGTACACAGGGACTCCTACAATCAACTGTTTGTTTCTAGCTTCAGCTTCCTTGGAAATTAATACATCTGTTGTAGATAAAGAATTTGGATTAGCATTACATAAGAATGGAACATTGATTACAGGAACAAAAATAGTAGGATTCTCTCCTGCTACTACAGTTAACTCAGTTGATCTTGTTACATTTGGCTATGCTTCTATGGCTACTAATGACTATGTTTCGATCTTTGTAGCTAATATAGACAGCACAGATAATTTAACCGTCAGAACCGCTCAGGTTGTGGGTATGGGTCTGGTAACTTAAATGTCTCATTTTACTCTAGTTCCCATAAATGAACTGCAAGCTGTTAATATGCTTCTATCTGCCATAGGAGAAGCAGCAGTTTCAAGTTTGGAAACGGCTACTACTGTAGACGTTACACAAGCTAAGAATCTGTTATCTAATATTAACAGAGAAGTACAACAGAAAGGCTGGCACTTTAATACTGAATGGGATGTAATCCTGTCTTTAGATTCTGACAGTCGTATACCGTTGGGAACCTCAATTTTATCTATCTATTCTCCTACCAAGTTAACTACTATCAGGGGTAGAGAAGGCTCATCTTTTCTATATGATCTAGATAATAATACGTTTACTTGGGGAGCTTCTGTCAATGATGCTGTCACCATTACGTTATTAGATTTTGAAGATATACCTCAAACTGCCAGACAGTACATCACAAGTAAGGCTGCTAGAATTTTTCAAGAAGAAATCATTGGACAGATTTCAGCAGAGTCTATAAACAGGCAGGAAGAAGTTGAAGCGTATGCTGATTTAATGGATGATGAAGGAGAGCGTTCTGGATTTAATGTCGGTTTTGGTACATTAGATATGTATAACACCACAAAGCTCCACAGGAAATTATGGTAAATGCCCCTTATAACAGAGCAAATAAGTAACTTAATAAACGGAGTTTCACAACAGCCCCCTTCTTTGAGACTAGCATCCCAGTGTGCCACTCAAGAGAACGGATTGGTTACGATAGCAGAAGGTTTAAAGAAACGTCCTCCTTTAGAGCACGTTGCCAAACTAACTAACAAGACTGATACAGACGCTAATATTCATTTCATCAATAGAGATCCCGATGAGAGATATATTGTCCATATCACTTCAGATCAATTCAGTACTGATTTCAGCTCAGATTTTTCAGGAGCTGAGATGGAGGTATGGGAGTTAGATGGTACTTCTAAGAGCGTCTCAGGAGCTACAGGAGATGTCTTAACTTATTTTACTACAGTAGATGCCAGAGATAACCTTAAGTTATTTACAGTAGCTGATTTCACCTTTCTATTAAAGAAAACTGTAACTACTGCCAAGTCTACTGCAGTTGGTGATACCAGAGCTCCTGAAGGTATTGTCTTTATCAAACAGGCTACTGATGCTACTAATTTTCTAGTCTATGTAGATGGTAGTTTAGTGTCTACAGTAACTGGAGATACCGATGCTAACGATCAGATTACTGATTTGTCTGGTGATCTAACAACAAACTTGGGGTCAACCTTTGATATTACTAAATTTGGTGGTTCAAATGTTCACCTAACTAAAAAAGATGGAACTGATTTTACTCTTCATGCTCAAGCTCCTGAAGGTAATTGTGTAGCAATTAAAGATACTGTAGTTGATTTTACGGATCTTCCTTCCAGAACTAAAGACGGGTTTATCATTCGTATTACCGGAGATCCTAATTCTGGAACTGATGATTACTGGATTAAACATAATAATCAAGCTGAAGAAGATGTTGGTGAATGGGTAGAGACTGTAGAACCAGGATTAGCTAACAGTTTAGATGCTGGTACTATGCCTATAAAGTTTATAAGGGCTTCTGAAGATCCTTGGGATGATGCTTTTGCAGCTGACTTTGGAGAGACTGTATTCTCCTTGTCCCAGATTACATGGACTGACAGAGTTTCAGGTGATGCAACTACAGCTCCAGACCCCAGTTTTATTGGTGAAAAACTGAATGACATATTCTTTCATAAGAATAGGTTTGGCTTCTTAGCTGGAGAAAATATTATTCTTTCTGAACTGGGAGAATTCTTTAATTTCTATAACACCACTGCTACAGATCTCTTGGCTACCGATGTAATTGACTTGGCATCTCCAAGCAATCAGGTTAGTATCTTGAATCATGGTATAGCTTTCAATGAAGAGCTGTATCTCTTCAGTGATTTTGCCCAGTTTAAATTATCCCAGTTTGCCGCTGGTGGTTTAACTCCTACCAATGCCAAGCTTTCATTGTTAACTGAATATGAAAGCGACAAGATCATTAATCCTATACTAAATGGACGGAAGATCTATTTTGCTGATGATGCTGATGGCTTTGCCGTTATCAGAGAATTTGGAATTATTGAAGATCTGCAGGAGGAGACTGCTGAAGATATTACTTCCCATATTCCCAGCTATATCAAAGGGAAACTGTTTGAACTGATTCCTCACCGGGACACACTCTTTGCTCTCTCAGATGAAAACCTGAATGAAATATTTGTTTACAAAATGTTGTTTGAGCGTGGAGTAAAGAAACTAAGCTCGTGGTCTACGTGGAAATTCAAGGATGAAGAAAAAGTAATAGGTTTAAAAGTTATAGAAGATATAGCTTATTTTATCATAGTCAGGCCTGATGGTACTTACTTAGATAAGATGAGACTGCAGGATGCTAAACTTGTAAACTTAGCTGAGAGTACTACCCAGCTTTCCTTTAAACCTCATCTGGACAGGTTAACAGAAGTTACTGGTACATACAGTTCTGGAAATGACTTGACATCTTGGACGATACCTTATCCTGATGATTTTGGTTCTACATTCAGAGTTATTTTCGGTCCTGCTTTTGATGGGAAAGAAGGAGACATTGTTCAAGGACTCTCTCAGACAACTCCTACAACCCTTACGGCTACTGGAGATCACTCAGCGAACTCATGTTTCATTGGTAAGGAATACCGGTTTCTCTATGAGTTTACTGAGCCTACCATCAAGACTGAGGTAGCTGGACGAGTAAGTTCACTCTCTGGGGGTATCCTCAAGATCCGCAAGTTTAATGTAGATTATTTTAATACTGGTTTCTTTAAGTTCCAAGTGACATCTCCAGGAAGAGATGCGTTCAGTCATGTTCACACAGGCCGTATCTTGGGATCACCTTTGAATAAGATTGGTACGATCCCCTTTGAAACTGGAAGTTTTAAAAGGTTAATACTGGCTGATTCCAGAGATTTGAAACTTGAAATAATATCTGATTCGTATCTCCCTTGTGCTTTTACAGGTGCAGATTGGGAAGGTAACTATATAGTACGGACAGTTTCTGCAAGGAGATAACGTGAAGCCGTATCACAGAGTAAGTAAGCTTGATGACATTGTTTCTCTAGCTCCTAATTTAAGGTATGAAGATGTACGTGAAGTGGAGACTCTTGGAAGAACTCCAGAACAATCCCTGCTGAGTGGTTATATGTATGGTAAGCTGTGCCGGTCCATAATAGATAAGCATGGTCATGTTGTTGGTATGTATGGTGTAGTTCCCGTTGATGACAAGACAGGACTTGTCTGGATGTTAGGTTCAAAAGGTTTAAAGAAAATAGCAATAGCTTTCTTAAAAGAAAGTAGAACTGAAGTTGAGAAGATGAATAATCTTTTGCCACACCTGTGGAATATCATAGATAGTAGAAACGAATTACACCTCAAGTGGCTTAAGTGGTGTGGGTTTACAATAATAGGGGAACGTATGGTTAATAAAGTTAAGTTTTATGA